TATTGCTATTCTCCCCTATCGCGGTACGCTAAAAACCAAGGGTGGCATTCTCTTGGCAGAAGAAACCCAGAAGCGCACACAACTAGGCACCACTTGTGGGTATGTGCTAAAGATGGGTAGTCTTGCTTATGCTGACCAAGCTAAGTTCCCCTCAGGACCTTGGTGCAAGGAAGGCGACTGGATTATCTTTGGTCGCTATGCTGGTGCGCGGATCGCTATTTATGGTGGCGAAATTCGATTGTTAAACGATGATGAAATCTTAGGGATCGTAAGTGACCCCGAAGACGTCTTGCATATTGCTTAAGGAGTAGCACATGTCGAACGAAGAACTTGAATATGATGTTGGAGCCGACGAGACTGAAACAACCGTTGAGGTCAGCGAAGAAGGTGTAGAGCAGGTTGCGCCTACTGAGCAATCTCAACAAGAAGAGGAGCTTGACTCTTACAGTGGCAAGGTACAGAAGCGCATTGACAAGCTGACGGCTCGCCTACGGGAGACACAGCGCCGTGAAGAGGCGGCCATCGCTTATGCCCGTAACGTGCAACAGAAAGCCACGCAGCTTGAAGATCGGTTCAAGCGCACGGACCAAGAACGCGTTGTGGCCACACAGGGTCGTTTGCAGACAGAGATTGCGACACTAAAGCAGATCATCCGCAAAGCCCGTGAAGAAGGTGATATAGATACAGAGACCGAGGCTCAAGAACGACTGACCTCGGCTCACTATGATCAACGCCGTATGGTGGAGACGGAAAACTACCGTCAAGGCCTAGCCACTCAAGCGCAGCAGCAGCAAGCCTATGCGCAGCAGCAGCAAGCCTATGCGCAACAAGCGACTGCTCGGCGCGCGGAACCCGACCCTAAGGCCGAAGACTGGGCTGATCGTAATGATTGGTTTGGGAAGGACGTACCCATGACACATGCGGCACAAGGGATACATATTCAGCTTGTTCGTGACGAAAAGTTTGACCCAACGTCCGATGAGTATTATGATGAGCTAGATCGTAGGATGACTGCATCTTTTCCACATAAGTTTTCTGGTGGTGCATCATCCCGTAACAGTGCCAACCGACCCGTGCAAACGGTTGCGCCTGCCTCCAGATCATCTGGGGTTAATAGAGCACGCCGCACCGTCAAGCTCTCACCGAGCCAGGTTGCGATTGCAAAAAGATTGGGTGTTCCGCTAGAGGAATACGCCAAATACGTTAAGGAGTAGTACCATGAGCGACACAAACTTGCCAAAACTTACTCGCGGTTCTCGTGACGATTCATCTCGTGACAACACTGCGCGGCGTAAACCATGGACTCCTCCCTCACGATTGGATGCGCCGCAAGCGCCTCCTGGGTTTAAACATCGTTGGATCCGTGCGGAAGCAGGTGGTCAGGAGGATCGTATTAACGTCTCGTCAAAACTTCGTGAAGGCTACGAATTAGTGCGTGCCGAAGATCACCCTGAGTTCAAGTCTCCAAGCGTGGAAGACGGCCGACATGCTGGTGTACTCAGCGTGGGAGGCTTGTTGCTAGCGAAGATACCCGAGGAGACAGCTAACGAGCGAAACGCGTATTACGCATCTCGCACCCATGACCAACTTCAGTCCGTGGACAATGAAATGATGAAGTCGAATTCCCATTCGACCATGCGTATCAATAATCCACAACGACAATCACAAGTCTCTTTTCGCGACGTAGGGTCCGAAAAGTAACCTCTTAAGGAATGACAAATGGCTAATATCGACAAAGCCTTCGGTCTACGCCCAATGGGTAACCTGTCCGCCACTGGTGGGCAAAAGCAGTATGGTTACGAAATTGCGGATAATCAGTCCGGAGCAATTTTCCAAGGCGACCTCGTCACCGTTTATGACGGCTACTTGGTTCAATTCGCCCCCGCTACCCATACGGCAGCAGTTGGCGTGTTCAACGGTTGTAACTACGTTGACCCCACCACCGGCAAGCCAACGTTTAGCAACTACTACCCTGGCTCAGTCAACATTACACAAGGCAAGATTATTGCTGACGTGGTTGACGATCCAAACCAGTTGTTTACCATCCAAGCAGACGAAGACGTTGTTCAGGCCGACATTGGCAAGAACGCTGACGTAACCGTTGGTTCAGGTAACACTGTTTCGGGTGTTTCCGCCATGGAGCTCGACTCCTCAACCGTCGCCAATACCGCTGCGTTGAACGTCAAAATTGTTGGCTTTTTAAGCACCCCAGCCAATGAAGCAGGCGCCAACAACGTTGTGGTTGTGGTTAAGATTAACGAACACTTGTACGGTAGTGCCGGTGTCGCTGGACAAGGAGCCTAATCATGGCTATTTCACGTTCCCAGTTAGTAAAAGAACTCGAGCCAGGTCTTAACGCTTTGTTTGGACTGGAGTACAAGGGCTACGAGAACGAGCACGCAGAAATCTATGACCAAGAGAGTTCTGACCGTGCATTTGAAGAAGAAGTGATGCTCTCAGGTTTTGGTGAGGCCGCTGTTAAGACCGAAGGCGCTGGCGTTACATACGACCAAGCACAAGAAGTCTACACCTCGCGTTACACCCACGAGACCATCTCTTTGGCGTTCTCGCTGACCGAAGAGGCCATTGAGGACAACCTCTATGACCGCTTGGCTTCGCGTTACACCAAGGCTCTGGCTCGTTCCATGGCCACAACCAAGCAGATCAAAGCCGCTTCTGTTTTAAACGGCGCGTTCACAACCTCACTAGGTGGTGACGGAAAGCCTCTGTGTGCAGATGACCACCCAACCTTGGGCGGCCCTAACCTGCGCAACGAGCTAGCTGTTGCTGCTGACCTGAGCGAGACCTCGCTTGAGCAGGCCTTGATTGACATTGCTGCGTTCACCGATGAGCGTGGCTTGAAGATCTCGGTTCAAGGCTTGAAGTTGGTTATCCCTAAAGAGCTTCAGTTCACCGCTGATCGCATCTTGAAGTCCACGCTGCGTACTGGTACAGCAGATAACGACATCAACGCTGTCCGCAACATGGGCATGGTTCCTCAGGGTTACACAGTGAACCACTACTTGACCGATCCAGACGCGTTCTTCATCAAGACTGACGCGCCTAACGGCATGAAGATGTTCCAACGTATCGCCATCAAGACTGCTTTTGAGGGTGATTTTGAGACAGGCAACGTGCGCTACAAGGCACGCGAGCGCTATGTGTTTGGATTTTCTGATGTAAGAGGCATTTTTGGTTCGCCTGGGGCTTAATTCCTTAGAATCAAGCACTTAGCAAGTCCAGCCCCCGCCAAAAGCGGGGGTTTTTCTTTTGTTGTATACAAATAATTTGTGTTGACTACAGGCCTTGTACTAGTGGCCTAACGAGCTTTATACCGCACGTTACCTGTATTTAAACTCTTGCGCCCAATGCCTCCCAGCAGTACAGTAAAGGTAACCATGGAGATTGTTATGATGTGGATACCGATTGTTTATTTATGTTTGGCTCAGCAGTGCGGCTTTATGCAGGGCCCGTCTACGTACACTAAAGCGGGATGCGAAGAGCATCTAGTAGGTATGTCTCAGTTGATGGGCAATGACCCGCGGGTAGTTACTTTTGAGGTAACTTGTATCTCAGTCCAATCTGCTTGATTTCTTTTTGCGGCGTTTGGCTACTTTGACTTGATGTTCGTCGTAATGATGGACGCGGTGGCAGTTTGCGCATAGCACAACACACTTTTTGATCTCTTCCCTAACTCGGGCGTAAGAATTCCTGCGCAATAGTTCGTGGATCATTTCGTTGTCGGGGTCTTTGATGACGTGATGGAAGTCTAGTGCTGCGGGGTGATTGAAACCACAGTTGATACATTTGAGCGTGGCTTTAAAGTCGTCCCAACGTTTTCGGTATCTACGTTTATTGGCGCGAATACGGGCAAGGTTTGCTTCCTTGTCTTTTTCGTAGTGACGGCGCGAGTACTCTTTATGCTTTTGCTTTCTTACTTCGGGGTCTGCGTATGGCATTGCTACGGCCTTTACTGAGATCCAAGCGCCAGTATAAGCTATTTTTAAAGCCCCACGGTATCGACGGCTCGTATAACTTGAAACCCATGGCGATTAAACTGTTTGAACTAGCGGGATTTTGTGTCGTGTCAGTTACAAGCCACTGCCAATTTAGTATACGTGCCTTACGTACCCTAACCTGTATTAAGCGCTTTTGAAGGCCATGACCTTGGTAGGCAGGCAATACCCCCGCACGACACATGTAGCCCGCGTTTGACCACTGAGCTGAGCGCGTTAGTCCAGCAAACCCCACCGGCTTATCTTCTTCTGCATACACAACCCACCAGTGACCATGTTCGACTTCCATTGGCACATCCGATGGAAGGCATTTGGATTGTAGATACATAAGGATAGTGCGGTTTTCGGGGATGCGTGTGTCGGCATGTTTAATCGTAAATTTCATTCGCGCCATCCTGTTCAACCGGTCACTTGTTGTAACCTATTTTAGTTGCTTCGTGCTGAAAAACAGAGTATAAATACACTAACACTGGGGAATCCCAGTCCTATAGACCGCCCCAGCGGACGATGCAGAGACTATAGGACGAAGTACTGCATTTACAAAGGAATTCTAATGGCTTCAACTACCTTCTCCGGCCCAGTCACCTCAACCGCTGGGTTTGTCGGTGCAACCACAGGCACTGTGGTTGGTAATGTCACAGGTAACGTGACGGGCTACATCATTCTCCCAGCGGCTGACCCTGAAGTGGTTGGGGCTTTGTGGAACAACGCTGGCACGATTACCATTTCCGCTGGCTAATTAGCTCCCCCGCTTCGGCGGGGATTTGAACCTACAAGGAGCTAATGATGAGCGCAAGCAATATCCTCGCAGTCACAAAGATCGCTGACGGTGCCGCTATTTCTGGCCGCACTCGAGTCAGGGGCCTTTATTTCACATGCACGGGCACTGCCTCTTCGTTTTCGTTGAAGAATGGCACAACGGGTGCAGCCGCCGCTTTAGTTACAATTACCACCCCCGCAGCCGCGGGCGGTTATGACCTCCATATCCCAGAACAAGGTTTCTTATTTGACGCCGGTGTGTTCGTGGACGTGGCAGATGTTCAAGTTACCAGTGTTACTTTAATGTTCGAGGGCGGCGCTGCCGCGTAAGCCATGGCTACCTCAAAAGGGATGGGCATAAAAACCTCTGTTAAGTCTGGAAATTTTCGCCCGACAAAAACAGGAGCAGGTATGTCGGAAAAGGGTGTAAAAGCCTACCGCAAAGCCAATCCCGGCAGTAAGCTGAAGACGGCCGTGACGGAAGACAAACCTTCACCGGCTCAAGCCAAGCGCCGTAAATCCTACTGCGCACGTTCAGAAGGCCAGATGAAGCAGCATCCTAGGGCGGCAAAGGATCCAAATAGCCGATTGAGACAAGCACGTAAACGATGGAAGTGTTAAGCGATGGAAATGACAGTGTGGAACATAGTGCTAACCATCCTTTTTGGCGTGTTGGCTTATATTATGCGT